GTCCCAACTAAGGGACCCCGGTTGATGCTGGCGTGACTACGCTGTCACGACGCACCGTGCCGCCTTTTTTAGCGGTTAGACAAAGGAACCTGTGATGGCCCCTCTTTCTAAACTCAATGTTAAGCTGGATTTTCCCCGAATTACTGAAGTAGGGGATCAGCGATGCGTTGGGCGGGACTATCGCGCACTGCTTAGATCAACAGGTCATCTCTTTAGGGATGGCCGTTGGCTTGACGAGGGTGACGAGTTTTCCGGCTTTTATACGTACCGGGAACTTGAAAACCCTGGCCTTGGTAGTCTGAGGACGGCGATTGGTCCGGAGTTCTATCGGACCTTCGTCCCCCCATTCAATCAAGAACCGAAAGTACCCCTTACCTGGAGACCAGCTCTTAGCAGAATTCAACACTCTGCTTACCTTTATCCAGATGAGGACCTTCCGCAGCCAGTTGTGCCGCCGTATAGCGACTATGTTCTGCCCCTGAATGTTTTGGGGACAGATTATATACGTCGGTTCCGGCCCGGGAATCCACTCGCGTCGCTCAGTCAATTCGTGATTGAGTTGCGTGAGATCCCCCGGTTAGTGACGTTGAGTGAATTCAAGTCCAGGAAGTTCAAATCTCTTGGATCTGAGTATCTCAACGTCGAGTTTGGGTGGAAGCCGTTTCTGAAGGATTTGGTACAGTTGTATCAGTTTCAGCAGAAAGTTGATAGTGAGCTTAATAAGCTCATTAAAAACAACGGAGTCTATATCAAACGTCGGTCTAAGCGTGAGGCTATATCGACTAGCAGTGAAATCAGCTCTTTTCAGTTGCCGCGTCCCTTTGATGTGGTTATTGAGGACGGGGTTCCAGAGTACGTTGGTCCACTGTACTTAAGTGGGCCGCGCGCTGGCTCTCCGGACAGGCTGATGACGGGCTCTGGCCATTATAACACGTGGACAGAGACGTCTACTGTGTCATGGTACGTAGGGACTTTCGTTTACTACGTCCAAGACATTGGATCTAGTCGATGGAAAGATAGGATGGTAGCGCAATTGCTCGGTGGCAACATCGATCCGATTACGTTATGGTCCGTCTATCCTTGGACCTGGTTGGTCGACTGGTTCGGCAATGTGGGTACGATAATATCAAACCTAACGAGTCGGGCCGCCGATTATGAGGCGGTGCTTAACTCCCACGTCATGCAGGAGATTACTACGCGTGATGTGGTAGAAGCACATGTCGAGTGGGATAGTTACGTACTTCCAGGGGCTGTTGTGCCCGTGGAATTTTCCGTCCCATCCGGTAACGACATGGTTCGGTTTTCGATTCTTCGGAAGCAGAAGCTACGTCGTCAGGCCTCTCCCTTTGGCTTCGGATTGCGGTCTTGGGATTTCGATCTCAGGAAAACCGCGATCCTTGCTGCGCTGCTTTCTAAAACGCAGCGTCCTTCTGCTGGCCGGTTCATCCGAACCGGTCATGTCTTCTAATGGAGTGACCTCTTTGTTCGCAGATCCTTTCGTACTCGCCGTTGGTCCCCCGACGGGAGCGACAACCGCTGTGGCCCTAACGGGCTCCGGCGCAACCACGCTTTCGTTTGTGGCCACTGGGCGAGGTCCATTTTCGTCGACGTACCGATACGGTGTGTCGTCGAGTCACTGGATCGACATGTTCATTTCGAGACAGGTTGGAAAGCGTTCGCGATACACCGTCCGTTTGACGGAAGTTGAGCTCGTGACCGACCCTATCAACAGTGAACTGTCGACTCAGAAGACCACGACGGCCTACATCGTACTGGACGTCGGCGTGCTCGGCACCGGGACGAACTGGTCCAAGATGCTTCATGCGTTGGCCTACATTCTCTACAAGCCAACGGATGCGACTCAGGTTGCGGACCTACTTCTGATCGGCAACACGTAAGAGCCGAGTGACGCGGGGGTAATTCCCCGCGTCTTTGGATATCCTGAGAGTTCTGCGGGCCAGGATGGCTTACCCGAAAGGGAGGTCATGAAAAGCCTGTTTGAGATCACCTCATTGGTCCTTCTTGATTGTGGGACCATGTGTGGTGTCGACACAACTCGAGATCTTAAAACAATCTCGAGTAGAGTCGAAGAGGAGGGTGATGAGTTTATCACAATCACTCTTCCGTCATTGTCTGGGGCCTTAGAGAGGGCCCTGGACGATGGTGTCTGGTCATCATCTCTCACGCTAGCCTTTAGGGGCCGGCGTGGAAGGAGGCTCCCCCTATTCTTAGGGGGTTTCTTCGACCAGATCTTTGACGTGAAAGGTGACGTGCGCCCAACAACTCTGGACGTCGTGCGAGCCATACGTGCAGTTCGTCAAATCTGCAAGTGTTGCTCAAAGCTTTATGATGAGGCGTCTAAAAAGCGTCTTGTCAAGGCGGTTCAGAGGTATAGGAGCGTTGAAAATGAGGTACGTCATCATGTTGTACCGCATGATTTGCTCGACACCTTTAGGATGGTGTCTGCTATTGTGTGGGGGGACCTTGTTAATGGTAGTCCTAGTGACTATTATGACGAGTTGCGCCCTAAACATGGACGTGGTGGTACAGTGGAGGGGATCCGAGGGAACGATAAGTATCGTTTCCTGTCGTGGCCGCTCCGGTTAGAGGCAGAGTTTCCGGTGTCCGAGTTCGGGGTTTCTTCAATCTTGAACGACGATGCGCAGGAACTTTGCACCACCATTGACTACCCTCTACCCCGGGACGAACCACCTGTGAAGGTCGTTTTAGTCCCTAAGACTGCGAAGACTCCACGTGTTATCGGCATCGAGCCTGTTGCTATGCAATACATGCAGCAGGGAGTGCTGGGCTGGCTCGCTGGTCGGATTGAGACCCAATCAGCGTATACTCGTGGTCACGTTAACTTTAGTGACCAAGGGGTTAATAACCAGCTTGCTCGTATCAGCTCGAAAAGTGGTCTTCTTGCCACTATTGACTTATCTGATGCGAGCGACCGTGTGTCTTGTAAACTTGTGGCTGCGATGCTTGAGAGCGTTCCAAATTTTCGTCGGAGCGTTTTTGCGTGTCGTTCCACTCGTGCACTCTTACCTGACGGTGTTGTTATACCGTTAAGGAAGTTTGCGTCTATGGGGTCCGCCACGTGTTTTCCGATTGAGGCGATGGTATTCTATATCGCCATCGTTAGCAGTCGGATTATGCGTAGTGGTCGTTGCCCAACACCTCTCTTGGTGCGTCAAGCTTCAAGGGAAGTCTACGTCTACGGGGACGATCTTCTCTTCCCTAGTAGGCAGGCACTGTCTGTGACTGCTGATCTTGAGCATTTCGGGCTTAAGGTTAACAGAGCAAAGTCTTTCTGGACTGGAAAGTTCAGGGAGAGTTGTGGAGGCGACTACTACGATGGGTATACGGTTACACCCGTGTATTTTCGTCGCAAGTGTGCCAGTCACAGAGCCGATGTGAAAGGTCTGGTGTCTAATGTTGCCTTTGCAAATCAGTGCTTCGGCGCTGGTCTGTGGAGGACGCTTTGGGAAGTACGCTCCAGAGTTGAAAAAATTCTGGGGCCTCTGCCTCTCGTTGAACCATCAGATCAGGTTTTAGGTTGGGTCGGGTTCAGCAATTCCGATTCGATCTATCGATGGGATCATGCGATTCAGCGTCGTAAGTCTCTTGGCTGGGTTGTAACCCCAAAGAAGTCTCCGTCTCCCTTAAATGGGGATGGGGCGCTCCTCAAGTGTTTGAGGTTGGTGGGTCAAACCACCGATCCCAGGCATTTGCTCACGTCGGTCAGGAACGGCAGCCTGACACTAAAACGCCGTTGGACCTGAGGGTATCGAAATCCTCAGTCTTGCTGGAAGTACCAGCCTGGGAGGTGTGCTAATGTTTGCACCCTTGTAGTTTCTGCGATCTCACATGGCCCCGGTTAGTCACCGGGGCTGTTAAGGTCGTTGGGGCTTTACCCTTAGCGGATATCTACC